TTCCAACTTATGTTGCGAATGATTTTCCGCTTATCTCAGAGTTTTTAGAGCAATATTATCTTTCTCAAGAATTTAAAAGTGCTCCTATTGATTTAATTCAAAATATTGATCAATATATTGCACTTGATGAACAAACAAATATAAATCATACAATAGTTCTGTCTGATGATATTGATGAGTTTGCAACAACTATCAATATCAATCCATCAGAGTCTCCTGCAGGTACTCAAAAGTTTCCTGAAACGAATGGACTCATTAAAATTGATGATGAAATTATATTATATACTGGAAAGACGCAATATTCTTTTACTGGATGTATAAGAGGTTTTGTTGGCGTATCTTCTTATAAGTCAGACGTAGATCCAGAAAGTCTTGTCTTTGAATCTACTGCAGCTGCAGAACATAAGTCTGATGCAACCATAGAGAATTTAACATGTTTGTTTTTAACAGAATTTCTTAAAAAAACCAAAGTTCAACTTCTTCCTGGACTATCTGATAGAACTTTATTTCCTGGTTTAGACCAAAATAAATTTATTAAACAATCAAAAGACTTTTACAGTAGTAAAGGTACAGATGAGTCTTTCAAAATTTTATTTAAAGTTCTGTATGGAGAAAATATTGATATTGTTAGGACAAAAGAATATCTCTTTACTCCATCAAATGCACAAAATTTAGTAACATCAAATTTTGTTGTAGAGAGTATTGTAGGAGATCCAAAAGAATTAGAATTACAAACCGTCTTCCAGGATTACCCAGCAAAAGCATATACTTCAATTTATGATGTAGAAGAAATTAAAGTCGGATTTGGAAAAACATATTATAGACTATCTTTTGATAGTGGATATAATAGAGATAGTAGAGTTCTTGGTGCTACTTATGGAAACTTTAAAGTTTCTCCAAAAACTCATGCAATTGGCAATGTATCTGCTGGTTCTACCTTTATTGATGTAGACTCCACTGTTGGGTTTGAAACTTCTGGTAATCTTTTTGTAAAGTATCCAAATAATACTGCTAATCCAACTGGAATAGTTTCATATACATCTAAGACACTTACCCAGTTCTTAGGTTGTAGTAATATTGAAGATACGATTGTTGATGGAGATAGTGTAGGTATCAGTAGCTTTGTTTATAACAAACCTGATGATGGATTTAATATTGATGTGAGAGTTGGATCTGTTTTAACTGGATTTTCAAAACCAAAAGAAGCACATGATTTTAAAGTAGCAGACAATTTTAAAATTAAATCTCTGGGCGTAAACGATAATAGATTTAAATTTAAAAATTGGTTTTATAGTAATCCAGTTCAATACACTATTGACAGTATTGAAATTATTAGTACATCTTCTCCACAAACTTACAAATTGATTCTGAAAAAAGAACATTATTTGAAGATAGGGGATGAGTTAACAATAAACGATATTTTTGGAACAGAATCTTCAGATTGCACTGTATCTGATGTTATATCCTCAACCACGGTGTTTATAAAAACTTCTGGAAACATTAATGTTTCTGGGTCTTATTATATTAGGAAAAAAATTAGTAAAGTAAATTCTTTAGAGTTTACTTTCTTGAAAAAATTTCAAGCAAACGTACAAAACATTTATAAGAAAAAATATTCGGATTCTCTTTTAGTTGCATCAAACTCCTTACCTTCATATGCAACTCAACCAATTGTTACTGGTAAAAAACAGAACATACTTAGTGGAACATTTACTGGAGATACTTTTACTATTATTGATCATGGATATTACACTGGTGAATCTGTTTATTATACACCACAGAAGATAGTAACAACATCTTCTTTTGATGGAGAAGAATTTACTGAAACTAGTATCATATCTTCATTGTTTGACGGAGAGACTGGTGGTGAAGGAATTTACTTTGTAAAAAGAGTTGATGATAATAATATTAAATTAGCAAAGTCTTTATCAAACATTTATCGTTCTAATTTTGTAATTTTATCTGGATCACCAACTGTAGAAGATAATATTCTTGAACCACAAGAAGTACATGATAAATTTGTAGAACCACAAAAACTCTACAGAGAAATTTCTACCCCTATAGAGACATATTCTCCAGAAGAAACTGCTATTGGACCTACTGGTGTACTTATTAATGGAGTTGAAATTTTAAACTACAAATCTGGCGATTTAGTTTACTTTGGTCCCATTCAAGATATTGAAGTAACATCTCCTGGAGATGGTTTTGATGTTATCAATCCTCCAGAATTACTAATCGAAGATGCTGTAGGTACTGGTGCTACTGGATTTTTGGCAGTTGAAGGAAGTTTAAGACAAATTAATATTGTAGATAGTGGATTTGACTACATTGAAAATCCAACCATATCAATCACTGGTGGAAACGGATCTGATGCAAAAGCATCTGCCTCTTTAAAATTAATTGATCATAGTGTAGAATTTTTCTCAGATCCACAATCAGAGCGAGTTGGACTAGGTGCAACTCAATCAACCATTGGATTCTCAACTTATCATAAACTTAGAAGTGGTGAAGAAGTAATTTACAGAACTGATGCACAAAATGGTGTAGGTGGATTATCTACAGATGCAGTATATTATACCTCAATTGTTAGTCCAACAACAGTTAAACTTCATACTAAATTAGCAGATGCCGTAGTTGGAATTAATACAGTAACATTAACTTTCTTTGGAATAGGTAAACATAGGTTAGAGTGTGTAAACAAGAAGGCAGTTATTGATGCAATCAACATTATAGATAATGGTTCTGGTTATCAAACCAAAAAAAGATCGGTTAGTGTCGCTGGTATAAACACTGCACTTGATACAATTACAATTAAAAATCATGATTATAATTCTGGAGAAATTGTAAGATATTCTGTTGGATCGGGTAATACTATAAGTGGTCTTACAGATGGCACTGATTATTATATTACTAAAATAGATTCTGATTCCTTTAGACTTTCTCAGATTGGAACATCTGACCAAGGTAGAGAATTTTTCTATAATACAAGACAGTATGTTGACATAATTTCTAAAGGATCTGGAACTCAATATTTTAATTATCAACCAATTTCGGTAACAGTTAAAGGTGCAGTTGGAATTGCATCAGTTGGAACTGATACATTTAAAGCAGTTGTTCAACCTATCTTTAGAGGTAGTTTAACATCGATTCATTTAGAATCTGGTGGATCTGGATATGGAGATAGTGAAATTATTAATCTTAATAGAAAACCATCTGTTTCTATCATTTCTGGTCAAAATGCACAGGTAACTCCAATAGTTACTGCTGATGGTAGAATTATCGAAGTTATTGTTTCTAATGTAGGTTCTAAGTATACATCAACACCAGATCTTGTTATTAATGGAACTGGTATTGGTTGTGTTCTGACTCCTATTATTGAGAATGGAAGATTACTAGAAGTTAAAGTAATTGAACCAGGAATCGGATATACTCAAGATACTACAAGTATTGATGTAGTTACAACTGAAACACGAGCAGAGTTTAATCCTATTATTAAAACTTGGAGATTTAACTTATTTGAGAAACTTTATCAAAATAAAGAACTAAAAGATGATGATGTAGTGATTTCAGAATCTTCTAGTGGTAAATTTGGATTACAATGTTACCACATGTATGCTCCTAGAAAACTAAGAGAACTTCTATTCTCTCTTGGTGAAGGTGGAGAAACTTTATTTGGAACACCTGATTTAAAAATTGTAAACTCAAAAGAAACTGAATTTACTGATCACTCTCCAATTATTGGTTGGGCATATGATGGTAATCCAATTTATGGGCCATATGGATATTCCGGGTCTAATGGTGGCATTGTTACATTAATGAAGTCTAGTTATAGACTTAATGAATTAAGAACAGATGGGCCACCAACATCAATTTACCCATTAGGATTCTTTACTGAAGATTATACTTATTATGAGAATAATGATGATAGTTACTTGGATAGAAATAATGGAAGGTTCTGTATAACACCAGACTTCCCTAAAGGAATTTATGCATACTTTGCAACAATATCTTCTGGCAATGTTTCTTCATCAGAAGCATTTAAAAATTTCAAGGAACCACAGTTTCCATATTTAATTGGTGATAAGTATAACTCTACTCCAATTACATTCAATTTTGAAAATTCTGCTAACCAAGATGACTATGACTTAAATAATCAAGATTGGTGTAGAAACACTTATTCATATAACTTGAACGATCCCGATTTAGAGTTTCCATATATTTACGTTCCAAATAACTTAAGTCAGACTGGGGAAATTGTTTCTACTAATAAAAATGGAATTGGAGGGATTGAGATTAAGAATGGTGGAGATTTTTACAAAGTTGGAGATCTGGTAAATTTCTCTGATACAGGTACAACTGGTTTTGGTGCTGCTGGAAAAGTTTCTCTTCTTAAGGGTAAAACAGTTTTATCTATAACATCAAATGAAACCATCATATCTAACTCATCTTTCTTACCAATAAATGAAAAAGGACATTACAGTGTAGAATCAGATACACCTCATTCTTTTAATGACCTCGATATAGTTACTATATCAGGTATGTCAACTACATCTTCGCAAATTGAAGGATCATATACTATTGAAGTTAAAAATGAATCATTTAGACTAGTTGGTACTGGCACCACAGGAGTATCTATAGGTTCATCAACAGTTACCGGTATAGTTACATTCTTTAATGTAAGAGGTGGAGATTTAAATAGTAGTTCTATTGTACCTAATGATATTCTTGGAATAGGAACAGAACAAGTCAAAGTTTTAAATGTTGATAAACTAAACTCACGATTTAGAGTTCTTAGAGCGGTAAATGGTGTAGATGGTATTCATACTATTGGATCGGTTCTAACAGAAATTCCTAGAAGATTTATAATTAATGCTGGATTTAAGACTACATACGAGTTCAGAAGAAATAAAGAAATTTACTTCACTCCAGTAGAAGCACTTGGACTTGGAACAGCAACTGAGGTTGGTTCTGGAACTACTATAACCTTTGGTAATCCTGGTGCAGGTTCTACTCAAATCTTTATTCCAACCAAATCAGTCTTTATTAAGGGGCACAATTTAAAAACAGGTGATAGTCTTACATATTCTCCAAATGGCGGAACTGAAATTCAATACAATGAGAGTGGTTCTATTGGTGTTGCAAAGACTTTTACTGATGGACAAACCTTGTTTGTTGCAAAGATCTCAGACGACCTGATTGGAATTGCAACAGTAAGAGTTGGACTAGGAACAGATGGATTCATTGGAGTTGGCAATACTGCTAGAACTATCTTCTTTACTAATGTTGGCGCAGGTAGTACACATAGTTTTGCCACAAGATACGATAATCTAACAGGAGATATTACCAAGAGATCTGTTACTGTAGTAACCAAGGAAAATCATTCCTTACATAAAGACCATAGAGTTTTTATTGATGTAAATCCATCGCTCTCTAGCACTTATAAAGTAAAATATAATTCATTAAACAGAAGAATTTTAGTTGGTATTAATACTTTTGCATCTTCTGGTATAAACACTACAACTAACACGTTTACAATTACTAATCATGGATATCAAAGTGGAGACAAAGTTATTCATAATGATAACATTTTTTATATTGTAAAGGTAGATAATAATAACTTTAGGTTATCAAATACTCATCATGATGCAACAAAATTAAAACCATCAATTGTTAGTATTGCTTCTACTGCTGCCGGAGAATTTGGACTAGTTAATCCACCAATTCCTGCTTACAGAAGTTCAAGTGTTGTATTTGATATGTCTGATACATCATTGTCGTACATAAAACAAACTTCATCATATTCAGCGTTTAGACTTAATTTCTATCTTGACGAAAACTGCACATCGAAGTGGAAGACTGATGGTTCTTCTAATACTTTTGATGTAATTAGAAATGGGCTTCCTGGAATAAACACTGATGCAACAGTTACTGTTACTATTGGACAATCAACACCACAAACACTTTATTATAAAGTAGAACCAATTACTGACAATGATCTTTCAGAAAATCAATTGCAAATTGTAATTGATGATGAGGTTGTAGGAAACAATCAACTTCAATCTAAGAATAGTGTCTATAATGGTAGTAGAAGAGTAGCAATCGCTAGAACCAATTCGTTTGACTTTAATCTTGCGGAAGTTCCTGAAAGAGATTCATACGTTTCAACTTCGTCTTCAATATCATACATAACTGACTGTGTTCATACTGATGGACCAATTGCAAAAGTTGATATAACAAGCACTGGTAAAAACTATAATATTTTACCAGAAATTTCTTCAATAACCACTATTAATGGAGTCAGAGCAGATCTTGCCGCTACTAGCGACATTATTGGTCAAATTGAAAAAATAAAAATAAATGATATTGGTTATGATTTCCCAACTGACACTACCCTCAAACCAAGTGCATCTCTACCACAAATAATAAAAGTTGATGGATTTGCAAAAATTAATTTTATTGGCATAACTTCTGCAGGAAGAGGATATACTTCTGCACCTAAGTTACTCGCATTTGATGGAGAAACTGGAAGTAGAATTACTGACTTGGACCTTAATTATAATCTTGGTGATTCCGAAGTCACTATTTTAAGAAATACTAGTGGTATTAACAATGTAGTCCCAACATTACTTCCAATTCAAAATAGCAACGGCGTTGGTATTAGTACAGTTGGATTTAATACGATTACACAAGATGTAACTCTAACTATGTCGGTTGGTTTCTCTACTTCTGATTCTTTCCCATTCAATGTAGATGATAAAGTTTTAGTTGAGAATATTAGTGTTGGTGTCGGATCAACTGGAAAAGGATTCAACTCCGAAAACTATGATTATAAGTTATTTACTGTAACTAGTGTTACTCCAAATATTGGAGGAATTGGTAGTATAACATATAATATTGCAGATGATTTAAGCACTGGAGAAGTTCCTGGAGTATTTGATCCTATCAATTCCTCTGGTATTGTTATACCACAAAAGTTTTTCCCAATATTTGATACTATAGTTGAAGTATCAAACTATCTGCCAGGAGAAATAGTAACCACAAATGGTAAGAGTGGAACTGTACAGAGTTGGGATAGAGGAACTAAAACTCTAAGAGTTCTTTCAACTGATGATTTTGTTGTTAATGATAAAATTCGTGGATTAACATCTGAGTTAATCGGTATCGCATCTAGTGTTACTGCCTATGAATGTTATTTTGATCTTGGCCCATCTACAAATATATTTGAGGGTAATCAATCATACTCTGGCATATTAAACACAGATTTACAAAGATTGCAAGACAATTTTTATTATCAAAATTTTGCATATTCTTTAAAGTCAAGAATTCCTTTTGATACCTGGAATGATGTTGTTTCTAGTACTAATCACACTTTAGGATATAGAAAGTTTGGTGATCTTCAAATTGAAACCACAAACAAGAGTCCTATCAGAATAGGACTCTCAACAGAATTAACAGATCTTTCTATCATAAGCAGTCTTGGTGGATTTACAGATACAAACTGTGTATTTGATTTTGATATCGCTAGAGAGAATAATTTAAATTTTGATATTGAAAATGGTATTTTATCTGACGAAATTATTCTTGAAAATAGAATACTTTCTGACTTTACTGAATCAGTAGGAAATAGAGTTCTCTCTATTGACGATTTAAGCAGTCAGTTCAACAGTAATCCTAGAGCAACTCAATTTTCTGTTGTAAATTCTTTCTCATTAGATGAGTTCCGCTTTAGAAAATACATTACTTATTTGAGAGATCATAGATTTACTCAAGAGAGACAATTAATGATTGTTGATCTGATTCATGATGAATCTTTTGGATATTTAAATCAGTATGCAAGACTTGAAACTGTATATGACCAGGGATCTTTTGACTTTGCTATTTCTGGCAATGAAGGACAACTTCAATTCTATCCAACTAGATCATCGGTGAATGATTATGATATCACAGCGATTTCATATAATTTAAATGATAATCTCTTGAGCACTGGTAGCACTGTTATTGGAGGATCTATAATAGATTCAGAAAGTGTTGTCGTAAATTCAGGTACATCGGAAACTATTGTAAGTATTGGTGATACTTATCACTCTGCTAAAGTTCTCATTACTATTGCTCCAGATGTATCAAACGTTTCTTTTGGTTCAACATCTACGTTTAACTTAAATGAATTTGAAGCACAAGAATTAAATATTGTTCATGATGGAACTAATGTTTCTATTTTAGAGTTTGGTAAACTGACTACAAATAGTAGTCCTTTATCTGCAACAGGATTCGGAACTTATACTGCTTACCTTTCTGGTGGCCAGATAAAAGTTGATTTTAATCCATCAGCAGGAATTGGAACTACAGCAGTTGTTAATACAATGGTTGTCGGTTTATCTTCAGTATCAACTGGAACGTCATTCACTGACATGAAACATGCCAGAATTGAATCTAAAATTACTAGTATTTCTGCTTCTGGTTCACCTACAGAGAACGTCATTGGATCCTATCCAAGTCATATTTCAGCAAGTACCGATAGATATGATGCGGCACACTTCTTAGTTCAGGTTCATGATACTACAAATAATCGATATGAGTTCCTAGAATATATCATTGTTGACGATCATGTAGAAAGTATCTCTACTCATGACACCTATGATACTGAATATGGAAATATCGAAACTCATATTGGCTTAGGTACTTTTGGTAGTAGAATTAATGTAGTAGGTGCTGCTGCAACTACAGAACTTCTTTATACCCCACTTTCTGGCATTGACGCAAAGGTTCATGTCTTTATGAATGCCTTAAGATTGGAAGATGATCAGAAAGATGTAATCTCTCTTGTTAACGGAACTATAGAAACTGGATTTGCTGAATATACAGGAACCGACAGAGATATCAAGAGATCTTTCCCACTTGAACATAAGAGCGATCCTATCTTTGAGAGATATTTCTTAGGTAATGATAGTAGCATTGTTAGTGTTAATGCAGATACAATTAAAATACCAAATCATTTCTTTGTAACAGGAGAACAGTTAAGGTATACTCATGCTGGTATTGGATCTACACAAGCAATTTCAATTGCATCTACAACATTCCCATCAACAGGTATAACAACAACAAAACTTCCTCAGAGTGGTCTATTTGCAGTTAAGGTCAACGATAATGAAATTAAGATAGCAACTAGCGCACAGAATGCATTATCAGTCATTCCTCAGGTTGTTGATATAACAAGTGTTGGAATTGGAACTTCTCATAGATTTACTTCAATTAATCAAAATCCCAAAGTCCTGGTAGCACTTGATAATTTAATTCAGTCTCCAATCGTATCAACAGCTGTTACATCATCTTTAGCTAGTAATGTAGTATCCACTGATGATATCATAGAATTTACTGGAATATCCTCTTTCTTTGGTGGAGATCTTGTCAGAATTGGCGAAGAAATTATGTTAATTGAAGGAGTTGGTATTGGTTCTACAAACTTTGTAAGAGTACGTAGACAGTGGATGGGAACACCACTTACTGGAATTGATACTGGTACTACAATTACTAAAGTTGTTGGTAATTATAATATTGTCGATAATACTCTTAACTTTGTTGAAGCACCATATGGAAATACTCCATTAGGAACATCAACAAATGCTCCAGATGAAAGAGATTTCCAAGGAATATCGACAAGTTCGACTTTCCAAGGCAGATCATTTATTAGAAATGCTGCTCCAAATTCAATTAATGAAACATATTACAAAAATAATGTTTTTGATGATATCTCATCAGATTTTAATGGTATAGAAAATACATTTACTCTTACGAGTGATGCTGCTAATGTTACTGGAATTTCTGATGAAGGGGCAATTGTTCTTATAAATGATATTTTCCAAGTTTCTGGTGCAACAGACAACTATGAACTTAGTGAAAATACTGGAATAACTTCAATTTCTTTTGTTGGTTCTGGTAGGACAACTCAGTCTGCTTTTGTTGAATCAATGGGAAGAGATGTTGGTGTTTCTAGTTTCCCAAGAGGAGGAATAATTGTTTCTGTAGGTTCTACTGAAGGATTTGGTTATCAACCTCTTGTTGCTGCTGGCGGAACTGCTACAGTATCTACAGCGGGAACAATCTCTGCAATCTCAATAGGTAATTCTGGTTCTGGTTATAGAACAGGAATTCAAACAACTGTAAATGTTAGTGTTGGAACTACTAGTGTTACTGGATCAAATATAGTTGCAATTGGAACTGCATTAATATCTAATGGCAATATTACAGGAGTAACTATTACAAATCCTGGATCCGGATATACAACATCAAGTCCTCCATTCGTTGTATTTGATTCTCCAAGTTCTTACTCAGCAATTCCTCTTCAATATAGTTCTTCCTCTTCTGGAGTTGGAACTGATGCAACAATTAATGTTGTTGTTGGTCAAGGTTCTAGCATTATTGACTTTGAATTAGTTAATACTGGGTATGGTTATGGCAATGGAGAAGTGTTAACAATTCCTTTTGGTGGTGCAACAGGAATTCCAACAACATCATCATTCGGTTCTAATGAGTTTCAAATTCAAATTGAAAAAATTATTTCTGATGAATTTACTGGATGGTCTCTGGGTGTTCTTGAAACTTTAGATAATGTAAACAAATTTATTAATGGAGTAAGATTAGACTTCCCATTACTTAGAAGTGGGAATTTGATATCTATTATGAAATCTAAAGGTTCTAAAATTGAACTTGATCATCTCTTACTTATCTTTGTCAACAGCATTTTACAGAAACCTGGAGTTGCATATGAGTTCAATGGTGGTTCTGTCATAACATTTAAAGAAGCACCAAAAGAGGGTGATGATATTAAGATTGTTTTCTACAAAGGAAGTGGAGATGAACTTGATGTTGTTGATAGAGAAGTTCTTGAAACAATTAAATTTGGTGATGAAGTAACTTTAAATTATGATCCAGATAGAGGTCAGCGAGAGGACTTACAAGAAAATGCAAGAACTATAAGCACAGTTACTTCTATTGATACCGTAAAAACTATTCCATATTATGGTCCAGGTAATACTAAAGATACGACTTTAGAAAGACCTATTGTTTGGTGTAGACAAACTCAAGATAAAATTATCAACGGTCAAGAAGTTGGTAAGGATAGAGAACTTTATGAACCAGTAATCAACCCAACTGCTAATATTATTAGTCCTATTGGAATTGGTTCTACTATATTTTATGTTGATAGATTAAGACCAATGTTTAATCTAGAAAATGAGAGTCAAGATGCTCCGTTTAGAAACAGTGTTCAGAAAGAAGTGACATTCATTCAACCTATAGTAACTGTATCAGCGGCGGCAACAGCAGTAGTATCTGCTGCTGGAACTATATCTTCGATTGTTCTTTCTACAGGTGGAGTTGGATACTCAACCACTCCTGAAGTTAGTATTGGTATTGGTAGCACCAGAGCAACTGCTATTGCTACTATCAGCGGTGGAGTTGTAACTGGAGTGGCAATTAGCAATCCTGGAACTGGATATACGACTTTGACCCCACCAAGTGTTCTTATTGGTCCACCAACCAAAGAAACTGAAACAAATGATGTTTCTTCTTATGAAGGAGACTCTGGAATTATTGTTGGACTTGGAACAAATGTTGGTATTGGAACAACTCAAATGATATTTGATTTACATATTCCATATGATTCTGTCTTGAGAGATTCTACTATTGTAGGAACAGCAATTACACTTTCTTCAATCAGTGTAGATGATTACTTTATCGTTAGAAATTCTAGCGTTGGTATTGCAACCACAAGTATTACTTCGCTTTATTCTGATAACTCTACTATTATTGGAATCGGCACAGAGTTCTCTGATAATGTTTATGCGGTAGATTCTGTTCAATTAGTTTCTAAGAGTGTTGCTGGAGTCAGCACGGTGGTTAAGAGAGTATTTGCAAATGTTACTAACGTTCCTACAGGAATTGTTGGTATTACAACCTCTGTTTTTGGTGATTATTCTTGGGGTAAGGTTATCTTGTCTGGAAGAACTAAAGAAGTTTCATATCCAGCAAACACAATGTCTGGAATTGGAACTAATGAAGTTACTGGAATTTCTACATCAACAAAATTAGTTAGAACCAGATATGTGAGGTTTAAAAAGTTCTCATCATAATGTGTAATAAATAAGTAAAAAAGTCTGTCAAAAATGGCTGCCATTATAACTGATCAAGTAAGAATATTAAACGCAAAGAATTTCGTTGCAGGAATTACTAATGCTAGTAATTCTTATTATTCTTTCATTGGTCTCCCAAATTCTGATGATTATTCCAGTACTTGGAACGATAATCCTCCTGCACCAAAAGATAATTTTGATCAGGAGAATGATTATTGGAACACTATGATTGCTCTGAAAAAAATTAATGCTGATGATGTAAGGCAAGTTATTCCAAAAAGAAATTGGTCTTCTGGAACAACCTTTGATATGTATCGTCATGATTATAGTCGCTCAAATATTGCTCCAGTTTCTGGTTCTACTAACTTATATAATTCCAACTTTTACGTATTAAACAGTGATTATAGAGTTTACATCTGTCTTCAAAATGGAACTGATCCTGAAAATACCTTAGGTAGACCTTCTCTTGATGAACCGACATTTGTTGATTTAGAACCAAGATCAGCAGGAACTAGTGGTGATGGATATATTTGGAAATATCTTTACACAATTAAACCAGCAGACATTGTAAAATTTGAGTCTACAGACTTTATTCCTGTTCCAACAGATTGGAGCACAAGTAATGATACTGCATCAGTTAGAAGTAATGCAGTAGATGGTTCTCTTAAAATTGTCACTATCACGAACCGTGGAATTGGTTTAGGAACTGCAAATCAGACTTATACCAGAGTTCCTATTGAGGGAGATGGATCTGGTGCTGAGTGTACGGTAACTATTGATGGTGACAGTAAAATTGGAACGATAACAATTTCTAATCAAGGATCTGGTTATACATTTGGAAATGTTGATCTTGTCGCTGGAGGAGTTCCAACTGGAACTACAAGACCAGAATTTAATGTTATTATAACTCCTCAAGGAGGACATGGCGCTGACATTTATCGTGAGTTAGGTGCATATAGTGTATTAATGTATTCTAGAATTGAAAATGATAATGAAAATCCAGATTTTATTACTGGAAATCAATTTTCTAGAATTGGTATTGTAGAGAATCCAACATCTCCAACAGCAAACATTATTTTAACCGCAGATAAAGCAAGTGCCGTAACTGCATTAAAATTAGTTGGTGTAGGATATAGTGATGCATCATTCACGGCAGACTCTGTTGTCACTCAAACAGTTGGAACAGGTCAAACTGCTGCCGGTAAAGTTGTTAGTTATGATAAGACAACAGGAGTTCTAAAGTTATGGCAAGATAGAAGAATTTCAGGATTTAGCACTGTAGGAACTGCACAAACAAATCCTGAGTTTGGATATACTTTAAGACCTTTCACAGGTTCTCCAAGTGCGGGGGGAGACAGGAATATTACTCCTACAAGTGGTCTTATTTTAACCATTGATAATACGTTTAACGACAACAAAACCACGATAAATAATCGTACATATTATCTTGGGATGGACTTTGTTACTGGTGTTGCTTCTCCTGAAGTAAAACAACACTCTGGAAACATTATATACGTAGATAATAGACCATCTATCACAAGATCGTCGAATCAAAAAGAAGACATAAAAGTTATCTTGCAGTTCTAAAGAATTATGCCACAGCAGACGAATTTAAACGTAGCACCATATTTTGACGATTTTGATCCGACAAATGACTACCATAAGGTGCTTTTTAAGCCTGGATATCCTGTACAGGCTAGAGAATTATCAACTCTGCAATCAATTCTGCAGAATCAAATAGAAAGATTTGGACAGCATTTCTTTAAAGAAGGTGCAAAAGTTATTCCAGGTAATACTGGGTATTCTCAATTATATTATGCTGTCAAATTAGCGAATACCTATCAAGGAGTTCCTGTTGAGGCATATATTGAACAATTAACTGGATCGACAATTACGGGACAAACATCAGGTGTTACTGCAACAGTAGATAATGTTCTTTTCTCTGCTGATTCTGAAACAGATAATTTAACTTTGTATGTGGCATACAAAGGTTCTTCTACAAGAGATAATGCAACACAAACGTTCTCCGATGGAGAACAACTTATTTCTAATCAAACAATTTCATCTGGACTTCTTGGAAACTCAGTTATTAATCCAGGAACTCCATTTGCACGCACGATTTCCTCAGGATCTTCAGCAATTGGTTCAGTATTTCAGATAGAACAAGGTATATACTTTGTTCGTGGCAACTTTGTAAATGTAAATAAGGAATCTTTAATTTTAGATCAATATACAAATACTCCAAGTTATAGAGTAGGTTTATTTGTATCAGAAGAAATTGTAAATTCAAATTCTGACGAATCTTTAAATGATAATTCTCAGGGATTTAATAATTATGGCGCTCCAGGTGCAGATAGATTAAAAATCTCTCTTAGCCTTCTTAAAAAATCTTTAACAGACTTTAATGATGACAACTTTATCGAGTTAGCAACTATTGTTAATGGTGTCCTTACAACCTCAGCACTAAAGAGAGGAAGTGCTAGAGCAGGTGGTGGTGTATTCTATGACGATCTTAGAGATGTCCTTGCAAGAAGAACTTTTGATGAGAGTGGACATTATGTTGTAAAACCGTTCAATGTATCGATTATTAATTCCCTAAACAATAATATGGGGAATCAAGGTTTATTAGATGCTGGTAAGTTTACTCCCAGTGGTGGAAGTGTATCTGATGATCTTTCTATTTGTAGAATATCTCCAGGTAAAGCATACGTTAGAGGATATGAAATTGAAACTATTGCCCCAACATTTATTGATGTTGATAAACCAAGAACAACTAGAACTCTTGAAGATCAATTCTTCCAGTACAATACTGGACCAACTTTAAAACTTAATAGTATCTTTAGATCTCCTACAGTCGGTGTAGGTAACACTTTTGTATTAAGTTTGCGTAATCAGAGAGTAGGTGTAAATTCAGAGACTGCTCCAGGCAAAGAAATTGGATTAGCAAGAGTATTTGATTTTAGGCTTGAATCTGGATCATATAATACCACTTATCCAAAACTTAATGAGTGGGGAACATCTTTATATGATATTGTACCATTTACAGAACTTACAGTTAATCAGACAATCAACTTGTCTGCTCCTACTTATGTTGAAGGAAACAGCAGTGGTGCTACTGCATTCTTAAGACACTCAGTTGCAGGAACTGCAGTAACTGTATATGATAAAAAAGGAGATTTTATTGAAAATGAAATTTTAACTTTTAGAAGTGGAATTTCTACTACAAAGGTTACTGAAACTAGAACTGTTTCTAATGTTCTTTCTTTTGGGATCGGTGATGTAAAATCCGTTTTCTCCAACACAGGTATTGTTGCTGGTACTGGTGGAACAGCAATTACGGGTATCAATACATTTAGCGCAAACGTTATTCAATCTACTCTCTCTAGTGTAGATAATATTGTTAGTGTAACTGCTGCTAGTGCAGGAGTTGCAACACTTACATCTACAAGTGCTCAGATTCCAGGTACTTTAAAAGTAAACAATTTAGTTGAATTTTCAAATGTAAGTGTATCTTCAACTTTCCCAATTATTGCAAGAGTAGTTGGAGTTGCTGATACGAACGTTTCAATCTCAGCGGTTACTTCAGTTGATGGAGAAGTTGAAGGAACCCTTCCAAGTTCCGACTTTACTTTGGCTCAGGGAGAATTGAAAATTCTGACTACATCTTTAGATGTTCAATCAGATGGCACACTTTATACACCATTACCTAAAGAAAATATTTCATCAGTAGATCTTACTGATTCTTTCTTAAGTATTAGAAAATCTTTTACTGTTGAAATTTCCAATAATCAATTTACTTCTGATACTTTACTTGTACTTACATTACCTGATGGAGAGTCTTATCTTCCATTTACAGATGAAAGATATACCTTAACCAGATCTGATGGACTCATTGAAGTTCTGACCGCAGATAAGTTCTCTTTCAGTGCTAACGGAAGAGAACTTCAAATTAGAAATCTTGGAGCAAATGATAACAGAGCAACACTAACTGTTACTATTGAGAAGAGAAAAGTAAAGGCTAAGAAAAAAATTAAAAATAGAGTATCAAATCTTATAGTTGATAAATCAATTACTCCAGCATCTGGAATCGGATCTACAACTTTAAATGATGGTTTATCATATGGAAACTTTCCATTTGGAACACGAGTTCAAGATAAAATTATTTCTCTAAATGCTCCGGATGTTATTGATATTCATGGAATTTATGAATCAAATGAGGTTAATCCAACTTCTTTTGGGGCCCCTTCTATGCAGTTAGTTCAATTAAATGGACCAACTGCAACTACAGATGATTTGATTGTAGGGGAATTAATTATAGGGCAAACTAGTGATGCATCTGCTGTTGTTGCAGAAATTGTCAACAATACAACCATACGTTACATTAGTAAGAATAATTTTAAATTTGTAGAAGGAGAAACTATTACTAGTCAAGAGACTGAAGTATCTGGTATTATTAGTGATTTAGATACTTCTGCATTTGATATATCATCTAATTTTACATATTCTTCTGGACAAAATAGAACAATTTATAATTATGGATTCTTAACTAGAACACCTGATTCTGATGCTCCTTCTAAAAAAATTAAAATTTATTTTAAAAATGCATCTTTTGATACAACAGACAATGGAGATATTGTAACGGTAGATTCTTATAATGATTTTGATTATTCTACAGAAATTAAATCGGTCAATGGATATCTCAATACCGATATTATTGATCTAAGACCAAGAGTTACCAATTACACAACCACTGCAGGAACCAGATCTCCTCTTGAGTTTCTTGGAAGAACTTTTAATGGTACAGGATCTTCAGTTCCTAATATTTTAGCATCAAATGAAAATATTTTCCTTGATTATTCATATTATCAAGGAAGAATTGATAGATTATTTTTAAATAAAGATGGCAAGTTCCAAATGAAGTTTGGAACTCCATCAGACGATCCACAAAGACCAAATCCAGTTGATAATGCAATTGAAATTGCAGAAATTAGATATCCTCCCTATCTGCATAACGTACAACAAGCATCTATCCACTATCTGAAACACAAGAGATTTCAGATGAAGGATATCAAAAAATTGGAAGATAGAGTTAGAAATCTTGAGTATTATACTTCTCTTTCAATGCTGGAATCAAATACAGCGAATATGTTTGTTCCAGATAGTGAGGGCCTTAACAGATTTAAGTCTGGATTCTTTGTAGATAACTTTACATCATTTAAATCTCAAGATTATTTCTTGTCCAGAAAATATAGTATTGATAAAACTCATAAGTTGATGAGACCCTCTCATTATACAACTTCAGTTGATATGCTGACTGGACCAGTGGTTGATATAGATTCCACTGAAGACAAGAGAACTTCTCCAATTGAAGGAATTAATATTAGAAAACAAAATGATATTTTAAATCTTGAGTATTCTGAAGTTGAATATGTAAAACAAACATTTGCAACTAGAACTGAGAGTGTAACTCCATTCCTTATTAGTTTCTGGCAAGGCACTATTGCACTTGTTCCTTCTTCTGATAACTGGGTAACTCAAAATAGACTTGAAGCAAAAACTATTGAGGTTCCTGGAAACTATGCCCAGGTCATGGCAGAGGCAGAAGAGAAATTTAATGTAGACCCTCAAACTGGTTTGGCTGCTACAATATGGAATTCTTGGGAAACTAATTGGCCTGGAGGGACTAGTGTAATTAGAGAATCTAATAGAAGAACAGAAACTACGAGGGGTCCTAGATTTGGTAGAGGTGGATGGATTAATGGAGGCAGTGGTGTCGCCCAGTGGGTTCAAAGAACAACAACTTCTACACTTGAAGATGTTCTAGATAGCACCGTTGAAGAGGGAACTACGAGTAGAACTGGAACAACAACAATGGTTGTTGAAGACTTTGAAGAGATTGATGCAGGTGATAAGGTTATAAGTAGTGAAATTATTACTACAGTTAGATCTAGAAATGTAGAATTTTATGCAAGTAATTTAAAACCTGCAACAAGAATCTATGCTTTCTTTGATGGTAAAGATGTAACCAAGTATTGTGTTCCTAAACTCATCGAAATTGAAATGAAGTCTGGAGTGTTCCAAGTAGGAGAAACTGTTTCTGGCAGAGTTCTTTCTACTGGATTGTCCGAACAAAGTAGGAACGCAGATCCATCTATTAACTTTAGAGTAGCACAATCAAATCACAGAAGAGGAGATTATGATGCTCCTACAGAAACTTATCCAAACAATCCTTATACAATAGGTAATACTCCTATTCCGGAGTCATATTCCTCAGTTTCTACAACACTAAATGTTGATACCTATTCTCTTGCTGATCAACCACAAGGAGATTTCTTTGGATTTATTCAGACTGGAATGGTTCTTGTAGGAGAAACCAGCGGCGCTGAAGCAACTGTGTCCAATGTTAGACTTGTTACTGACATTTCATCTGCTCTCGGAGGAAGTTTCTTTATTCCAGATCCAGATAATGGAGATAACCCAAGATTTGAGACGGGAACAAATACGTTTACACTTACAAACGAATCTGATAATGATCAGAATGCTGCTAACACTATTGCTGAAGAGGCATATCCAACTTCTGGAAGTTTGGAAACCGTACAAGGTCAAATCATGTCTATTAGAAATGCAAGAATTGAAAATAGACAAGAATTTGAATCACAACTTGTCAACAGAACTCTTGATACTGAAGTTGTTTCTAGTAGAACGATTGGAAGCCCACAAACAAATGAACAAATTGTTGGTTGGTATGACCCACTTGCACAGTCTTTCTTAGTTCAAGAAGCACCTGGTGTATTTGTAACTAAGTGTGATGTGTTCTTCCGTACTAAGGATGATGAAAATACTCCTGTCAGGTTCCAACTTAGAACTATGAAGGATGGTTTCCCAACTCCAAATGTTCTGCCTTTCTCTGAAGTTGTTCTTAATCCTAATGAAGTTAATACTTCAGATGATGGAACTATTGCTTCTACGATTGAGTTTGATGCACCAGTATATCTTGAAGGAGAAAGTACTGAATATGCAATTTGTTTGATTTCTAACTCAACTAAGTATAGTGTTTATATCTCTAGAGTTGGTGAGAATGACATTGTTAGTGACGCTTATATTTCTAACCAACCTACATTGGGATCACTATTTAAATCTCAGAACGCATCTACATGGGAACCAAGTCAATGGGAGGACCTTAAATTTACTCTATACAGAGCAGAGTTTGAAAGCACTGGAAGTGTAGAACTTTATAGTCCAGAATTGTCAGAAGGTAACAAACAAATTGCTACTTTAGTTCCAAATCCAATTAATGTTGTATCCAAACAAATTCGTGTAGGACTTGGAACTACCGTTCATGAGGTTGACTATGAACTTGGTAATACCTTCTTCCAAGGTCCTAATTCAAATCCAACTGCAACTGGTGATTTGGTAGGAGTTGCTGCAAGTGCGACTGGAACATTAACGATTACAAATCCAGGTATTGGATATACTCCAGCAGATGGAATGGCAGGATTTAGTGGCGTAAATCTGATTACTGTTTCTGGAACTGGTGCAAATGCAACTGCTGATATTACTATTCAAGATGGTGTTGCTATTGGTGCAACTATTTCTGCAGGAGGAGATGGTTATCAAGTTGGTGATGTTCTGACTGTAGGAACCATTGGTATTGCAAGTATTGGTAGAAACATTAGATTCACAGTTGCAGGAATTGGAGTTACAACTCAGTTGATTCTGGATAATGTTCAGGGAGACTTTATTGTTGGTGCTGCTGGTACTATCAAGTTCTTTAATAGTTCTGGAATTTCGACAGAACTTAATGGTAGAACTGCTCAAGGAGATGTAACTATATCATCGGGTGGTATAACACAAGTCTCTGATGGACTTCATATTAAAATCAACCATAAAAACCATGGTATGAACTTTGAAGATAATAGAGTTATAATCTCCGATGTTCTTTCAGATGTTAAACCAACTAAACTTACTGCTGCTTATGATAAAGCATCTTCAGATCCAATTGTAGTTTCTGATGCATCTGCATTTAGTAACTTTGAAGGAGTTGGAATTGGTACAACAAATACTGGACTGTTGTTAATTGGAGAGGAAATTGTCGAATATACTTCTGCAACTTCAACAACCATTGGTGGTATCACTAGAGGAAATCTTACTAAGTCATATTCAGTAGGAACTCCAGTCTTTAAATATGAACTTGGTGGAGTAAGTCTTGCTAGAATTAATAAGACTCATGCTTTGAGTTCTGCTACAATTGCGGATCCAATTACTTTAGATTCGTATCATATCAAACTTGATATGGCAGAAAAACTTGGTAATGGTAATACGGATTCTCTTGGTGCTGCTAATAATGCTGACAGAAGCGTTAATGCTCCATTCAATAAATTGTTTATTGGGGGAAGTAAAACTGCTGGTGGATATAATGTTAAGGCCACGCAAAACGTTCCTTTTGAAGGAGTCAAACCATTGGTTCATAACATGACCGTTGAAGGTACGACTCTTACCGCTCAAATTAGAACAATTACTGCACAAAGTATTAGTGGAACTGAAATTCCATATGTAGATGCAGGATTTGAAGATCTGACTCTTAACCAGAACAATTATTTTGATTCTCCTAGAGCAATTTATTCTAAGGTCAATGAAGACGCTAAGTTGGCAGGATTTACTGGAAACAAATCCGTGCAAATGAGAATGCTACTTGGAACTACTAATACTTTAGTAAGTCCTCAAATTGATCTTCAGAGATGTAGTCTTGAAACATTCTCAAATAGGATTAATAGTGAGATTACTAACTATGCAACTGATGCTAGAGTTAATACGCTCTTTGACGATCCAAGTGCATGTCAGTATATTTCTAAAGAGGTAACTTTAGAAAACCCAGCATCTGCCATCAGAATTATGTTAGATGCTCATGTTAATCAAGTATCCGATATTAGAGCGTTCTATTCTGTAAGCGAAGATCCTGGATTTGAACCAATCTTTACTCCATTCCCAGGATTTGCAAATCTCAACACAAGAGGTGATATCATTAATGAAGCAGATAATAATGGAACAACAAATACTTTCGTTCCTTCCTCACTACTAGAAGGATTTGGATATGATAGTTTTGAATTTAAAGAACATCTTTTTGAAATAGATAATTTACCTTCATTTAGATCTTATAGAATAAAAATTATTCTTGCTTCTACAAGTCAAGTACTTGTACCAAAAGTTAGAGATCTGAGAGTAATTGCTTTTGCATAATATGGAAATTTATTCTGTTAAAGGACATAGGGATCTCGCAAGAGATCCCGAAACAAATACAATACTAAATGTGAATAAAACTGAATATGACCAATACATTGCCAAAAGAAAGGTAAAGTCGGAAAAGAATCAAAAAGTACAGACGATGGAAGAAGATCTTGCTAATGTAAAAAGTGAACTTAATGAAATCAAGTCCCTATTAAAGGAGTTAATCAATGGACCCAAATGATATTGAAATCGCAAGTTTAGAAAAATCTTTTGCATATCAAAAGATTGCATCTGAAATAGATAGTGTTGATGATCGTGATGTGCTAAAAAATATTGCAAAGTCTTTTGCAAAACTATATTATAAGCAGCAAGAAACAATCGCAATCCTAGGATAATAAAATGCCCAGTAGAAATATAACTTTTGATCCAGACTTAGGTGTACCCTATGGCACCAATTTAACAATATACGGTGGCGCTAATTTTAGTACTACCTTTAATATAACGAATGTAGCAAATACAGCGTTTGATTTAACTGACTACACTGGATCTGGTGCTATTTCTAAAAGCGTTTCTATTGGAGCAACTTTAGGAATAACAACATCTTTTACTGTTGGTATTACTAGTGCTCTAGGAGGAAAACTGAATATATCTCTTGGATCAACTGCAACTAGAAGTCTTGCCGAAGGTAGATATGTTTATGATGTATTGGTAAGTAGTGGATCAACTACATACACTTTAGTAAATGGAAATATTATGGTAGTTCCTCCCGTTTCATCAGCACCCTAAATACAGTTAGGAAACTAGTGGATAAATGGCTCAACCAGCAAGTAGGACAGATTTAATCAACTATTGCAAGAGACAACTTGGTGCTCCTGTGTTGGAGATCAACGTTGCCGATGAGCAAATTGATGACCTGGTTGATGATGCATTTCAATATTTTCATGAAAGACATTTTGATGGAGTAACTCAGACATTCCTAAAGTATAAGGTTACTCAAGCAGATATTGATAGAGGAAGAGGAAGAGGTGGTAGTAATCCTATTGGTATTGTAACCACTACTGCAGACACCACTATTGTAGGAACTGCAACTACTTTTTCCTATGAAGAAAATAGTAATTATCTACAAATTCCACCACATATTATAGGAATTTCAAAGATTTTTCACTTTGATGGGTCAAACACTACAACAAATAATATGTTTAGTGTTAAATATCAATTATTTCTGAATGATATCTACTATTTTGGTTCGACAGAGATATTAACCTATGCAATGACAAAGAGATATCTTGAGGATATTGATTTTGCATTAACTACACAAAAACAAATTAGATTCAATCAAAGACAAGATAGGTTATATCTTGATATTGACTGGGGAAGTGTTACAGTTGATGATTATATTGTTATTGATTGCTACAGACTTTTAGATCCTAATGATTACGCAAGAGTATATAATGATTCATTTGTAAAAAGGTATTTGACTGCTCTCATTAAGAGACAATGGGGACAAAATTTAATTAAATTTCAAGGTGTAAAACTTCCTGGTGGAGTTGAGTTAAATGGTAGACAAATTTATGATGATGCAGAGAAAGAAATAGATAAGATTAAAGAAGTTATGTCAAATACATATGAACTTCCACCTTTTGATATGATAGGCTAATGTTAAATCCATATTTTACTCAAGGAACTAGATCTGAACAAAATCTTGTTCAGGATTTGATTAACGAACAGTTGAGGATGTATGGTGTTGACATCTATTATATTCCAAGAAAGTATATGACAGAAAAAACTGTCATAAGAGAAGTTGTTCAATCTAAATTTGATAATGCGCTACCAATTGAAGCATATGTAGATAACTATGATGCATATTCTGGTGCAGGAGATGTTCTATCAAAGTTTGGTATTGAATCAAAAGATGAAGTAAGACTTATTATTTCTAGAGAGAGATATGAGAATTATATAACACCACTTATTCAAGGACAAGCAAATATTAAACTATCAACTAGACCTAAAGGAGGAGATTTAATTTGGTTTCCACTTGATGATCGTCTTTATGAAATCAAAGATATTGAGTATGCAAAACCATATTATCAACTTCAAAACCTTTATGTTTATGAATTATATTGCGAACTCTTCCGCTATCAAGATGAGGTTATTTCCACTGGGATTGATGATATTGATAATGAACTTCTAGGAGATGAATCTGATGGATTGACTGATGATGGCATTAGTACCGTACAGGGCATCACACAAACCCTCACAGTGGTTGGAACAGCAGTTAATGCTACTGCCGTCACAGGTCTTGTTAACGGTGGTGTGAGGTCATTTACAGTAACTAATAGGGGTGGTGGTTATGGAATGGTTCCAACAGTTAATATTAGTGCTGCTCCATCTGGAGGAGTAACTGCCGTTGGTATTGCAACAATGATTGGAGGAATTAATGTTTGTAATTTAAATGCCAATCCTAGATTGCAATCTGTACAGGCAGTTAATGTTGTAAATCCAGGATCTGGATACACAGTTGCACCTACAGTTACATTTAGAACTACTGATGGAACTGGTTCTGGTGCTGCTGCAACTACTATTATCGGAGATGATATTGTAGGAATAGTAACAATTACAAATTCTGGTGGTGGTTATATAACCAATCCAACAATTACATTTACAAATGAAGTATTTAAAACTGGTGTAACTACTGTTGGAGCAGCAGCAACTGCTGTTGTTAGTGCAGGAGGAACCATTACTAACATTTATTTGACAAATACAGGTCTTGGGTATTCTGTAGCACCAACTATTTCTATCGCGGCACCAATTAGTGGAACAAATACTGGAAGTTTTATATTTAATGAAACAATAACAGGATCTTCCAGCGGAACCACTGCAAGAGTTAGATCTTGGGACGCAGATACTAATGTTCTTGAAGTTGCAAATGTTTCTGGTTCGTTTACTAAAGGAGAAACATTAACTGGATCCACATCAGGAGCGACACGTACATTGACAACAATTGATAAAACGGTCAATAATGATCCTTATGCAGATAATTTTGATATTGAAACGGCAGCAGATGGTATTTTAGACTTCAGCGAGCAAAACCCATTTGGAATGCCCTAAATAATTGTATAGTTGGCACCAAAAGTCTAAGGTTTAATCATGTTTGAATATTTCTATAACGAAATTCTGAGAAGAACTATTATTGGTTTTGGAACCCTGTTTAACTCGGTAGAGATTCAGCAAGAAGGATCCGCTATCAGAGTTCCTTTGGCGTATGGACCAACACAGAAATTTCTTGCAAGAATTGAACAATCTCCTGATCTCAACAAACCAATGGCAATTACTTTGCCAAGAATGTCGTTTGAGTTCACTGGATTAACTTATGATCCTTCTAGAAAAGTCAGCACTACACAGACTTTTGTATCAAAGGATAAAAATGATGGAACTGAGACAAAGAAAACTTTCATGCCAGTTCCATATAATATGCAATTTGAACTGAGCATCTTTACTAAGTTAAATGATGATGCCCTTCAAATTGTTGAACAAATTTTACCATATTTTCAACCATCATATAACTTGAGTATTGAGTTAGTTGATGAAATAAGAGAAAAGAGGGATATTCCAATTGTCTTGGAAAGCGTTACGATGCAAGATGATTATGAAGGAGATTTCTCGACCAGAAGAGTTTTATATTACACTTTAAGATTTACTGCTAAAACATATCTATTTGGTCCTACCAAGTCTGCGTCCAAAGATATTATCAAAAGAGCAACTGTCAGTTATCTTACTGGAACAGATACTTCAAATACAAGAAGAGAAGTTACATATTCTGCTACTGCAAGAGCACTTAAGTCTTATGTTGATAATGTTGTCACAACGTTGGCAACAGACATTACAGCAACAGCAAAAACTATTGAAGTTGCAGACGCTACTGGAATTAAAGCAGACAAATATATCTTTATTGGTGATGAAGAACTCTATGTTCGCTCTAAGACTGGCAATAAACTTACAGTTGATAGGGGACGAGATAACACAAAAGCAGAAAAACACGTTGCTGGTTCAGATGTCAAAGGAATCGACTATACAGAAACAACTCTACCAAATGTTGGTACAATTGGTGTAGATAGTGCTCTCATTGAAGATGGAGATAACTTTGGTTTTGATGGTGGATTTATCTAATGACTAAAAACTTTGATGATCTTAATGAAACTTTCAATGTTTCAGATGATATTGTAAAGGCAGAAGTAGTTAAGAAGGAATTAGATATTGCAAAATCTAATTCTGATGATATAAAAAAAGACTATGAATATACTAGAGGAAATCTATATAGTATAATTGAAAAAGGACAAGAGGCATTGAATGGTGTTCTTGAACTTGCTCAAGAAAGTGAAATGCCTAGAGCATATGAAGTTGCAGGTCAATTAATTAAAAATGTTGCTGATGCAACAGATAAATTACTAGATTTACAGAAAAAACTAAAAGATGTAGAAGAAGAGAAACAAGCAAAAGGTCCATCCACAGTCAATAATGCTCTCTTTGTCGGATCTACTGCTGATCTAGCAAAAATGCTCAAACATGGATTAAAAGAGGACAATAAATAATAAAATACAGGAGATATATTAAACGTGGCACTAAAGAAGCCTTCAGATTTTTTTGGAAATACTAAAAAAACTCCTCTTGATGAAGTAAAAGAG